AGTGTGAGTGCGGCCACGAGTTTGAGGCATTAGCCAAGATGAGCGACACAACTTGCGAATGTAAGCGTTGCGGCAAAATGGCACAGAGATTAGTCTCGATGCCCAGAATTGCGCTAGAGGGGCATACAGGACAGTTCCCGACAGCACATGCACGGTGGGTTAAAATCCACGAAGAAGAAGCCAGAAAAACTACAAGTGAGTAGTCCTGGTCATTACCATAACCCCCTAGGGCGGTAACATGAGTAGAGAAATAGAAGACAGGATGGCGGAAGAACAGCAATCTTCGGCAGCAGCAATGGAATCTCTTGAGCAGGATATAGTTCAAGGCCGACCAGATGTTGACGACGATGTTGACCTTCCGGACAAGTTCAAAGGTAAGAGTAAGGCTGAGATAGCCAAGTCGTATCAAGAGCTTGAATCATTTAACAGTAGACGTAATAACGAATACAGTGAGTTAAAGCGTGTTACAGATGATCTAATCCAAAAGAGCAAGGCTCCACCCGAGCCTGATGTTGATGTCGATACTCTACTCGACAACCCGTCTAAAGCGATAAATAGCGCGATAGACAAAAATGAACGGTTAGCGAATATTGAGCGCCAACTTCTACAACAGGAATTAGCCAAGGCTAAATCCGGGTTTGAGGGGAAGCACCCAAACTGGCAAGAAACCATTAAAACTAATGATTTCCAGAACTGGGTAAATGCTTCATCCGTCAGACAGAAAATGTTTGAAGCCGCCGATAAACGATATAACTATGAAGTTGCTGATGAGCTTTTCACCCTGTACGACGATATCAGACAAGTGAAAGCACAGGAAAGTAAACAGAATAGGGATAACCGTATTAAGGGCAACCTAAGTGATGCCGCCACTGAATCTGGTGTCGGAGCAGGTAAAAAGACTAAGCGTTACAGACGCACTGACTTGATTAACCTGCGTGTCTATCATCCTGAGAAGTATGAAGCAATGGAGACAGACATCCGTAAAGCCTATGAAGAAGGGCGTGTTGATTAGGGTTGCATAATTTTATTTTTGTTTAGAGGTTATTTAACATGACACAAGTAGCATTTCCCGGTGCAACCGGACAAGTCGGCGTAACAGATGGCGCAAACTTTATCCCCGAACTATGGTCGGATGACATTATCGCGGCATACAAGAAAACCCTCGTTATGGGCGCACTTGTTACCAAAATCAATCATGTTGGCAAGAAGGGTGATACGATTCATATTCCTGCGCCAACCCGTGGCACAGCAGACGCAAAGGTTGAAAACACGGTTGTTAAAATTGAAGCAAATACCGAAGCAAAGGTAGATGTTGCAATTAACAAGCATTACCAACACTCTCGTTTGATTGAGGACATTGTTTCTGTTCAAGGTCTTGACTCGCTTCGTCGCTTCTATACTGACGACTCAGGTTACGCCCTTGCCAAGCAGATTGACTCCGACATCATGGCTCAGTTTGAAAACTTGAACCGTGCTGGCACAACCCTGGATGATACATGGGATGGTGCTTATGCCGCTGACGATGGAACAACTGCGTTCCTCGACGCGACAGTTGGTAACGGTAAAGATATCACCGCAGCCGGTATTGCTCGTACAATGCAACGTCTTGATGACGCTGATGTACCGATGGACGGACGTAAGATTGTCATCCCGCCAATCTGTAAGAAAGACCTTATCTTGCTGGCAGCGTTTATCTCTGCTGACTTTGTTTCGGGTCGTCCCACAGTATCGGGAACCATTGGTAACATCTACGGCGCTGATGTAATCGTTTCCAGTAATTGCCCGAGTTTCTTTTCTGATGACGGTTCTACTGCTTACCGTGCTGCTTTGATATTCCACAAAGATGCAATCGTCTTTGCAGAGCAGATGGCAATTCGGTCACAGGTTCAGTATAAGCAAGAGTACCTTGCTGACTTGCTGACCTCTGATTGCCTCTACGGTGTAGGCGAGCTGCGGAATGATGCAGGTATCGCGCTCATTGTTCCTGCTATTTAGGCTAACCAGGTTCGCCTCCTTCGGGGGGCGTTCCTTTTATCATGCCTAGCAAAAAGAAGCCGTATAAAATACGGTACGGGGTACTGGAAGCCAATCAGCTCTCAGACCAGGTTCTGGTGGTTGGTAATCCTGATTACGGAAATCCCATAGGAAGTTATGGCTCACGCCCTGTTGCGCCTGAGTTAATAATCTACCGAAAGCTGGAAAGACAAAACAATTTCTACACCCAGTTAGAAAAATCACTCCTCAAAGATGGCATTAGAAACCCTGTCTTTTGTCAATCAATTGAAGAAGGCACGTTCTGTCGGTATGGTGCTAGTCGCTTATGGATAGCCCAGAAAAAGGGTCTTAAAGTACCCTGCATCATTGCGGATTATGTAGGTCGTTGGGATGAGTTGACTGAGCTAAAGACTCAGAAGGCCATTCTTGCCAAATACAAAGACCCACCAGATACACTAATTCTTACGCCAGATGAAATAAGGATTGAAGGATGCTCTCATGTCCACCTCAACAGTTAGAGGAAATGATGAGATTGCAAAGAAAAACATCTTACTTAAAGCCAACAAGACTATCTTTATGCCAATCGGAAAGGCAGGCAGTATATCGATTAAGCGAAGTCTTGGAGATAATTTAACATTAATCACTAAAGATGAAATCCTGAGAGATTATATGAGTTATTCCAGGGTTGCCATTGTCAGAAATCCTTTTGAAAGAATGGTTTCTACGTATTCATACTTTAAGCATAATTATAAATACAATATGGAAATAGCGTTAAAAGGGTTTGATTATTTCATCCAAGCTGTTTTCGATACACCAGATGAGATTAGTAATCTCCACTACCGTTCACAGGTAAACCTTTTATCTCAAGACAATATCTTCTTACCAACAACGGTTATTGATTTACATGAGATAGATAAAATCAAACAACATCTCCCCATACCAAGATTACATCACAACGAATCAACTCGTTCTGAGCATGGCCCTTACCAGAAATATTACACGGACAACCTTGTTGATTTAATGAATAAACGATTTGCCACTGATTTACGGGAGCTGAATTATGCCTTTTAAGGTTGTGATTCTTAATGACACGAGTATTTCAGGACATTTTGGTGGAAAGTTGGTTATGAATGCTTTATACCGGGAGCTTGGTTTAAGGGATGTCGAGGTTTTACAAAGAGTACAAGTCAGGGAGCCTTGGGAAGGTTACAAAAAGATTATGGATAAAGCTGACTTGATTATTGTCAACGGAGAAGGAAGCATCCATCACGGCTCAAGGATGGAGTTATTAGAGGTTGCGGAATACTATCCTTCTGCATTGATTAATGCGGTTTATCAGGAAGTACCAAGCAATAAATGGGTTAAGGATTTTAAATACATTGCAGTGAGGGAGAGTCTTTCTCAGGAGAAAGTAGCAGAGCATGGCGGTATTGCCACTGTTGTCCCTGACCTTTTGTTTACTCACAATATTCCAAGACCTGAAATCACTGAAGACCTTTGCCTTGTTGATAGTTGTGTTTCACGTGGAACAGGACTTAAGCCAACAGAGGCTAACTTTATTCGGAAAATGGGCAGTGCTGCCAAAGTTTGCACGGGTCGATTTCATGGAGCTTGCTTGGCAATGCTTTGGGGGATGCCTTTTTCAGCCTACCCGTCAAACACACATAAGACCAAAGGAATGCTAATGGATGCTGGCTGCAACCTGTATTTTGATACACAAGAAGAAGCACTGGATAATATTGGCGAATTTGACGCTACAACTTACATAAGCAATGCTAGAAAAGCGATTAGCGATATGTTTAACCAAGTAGTAGAATGCGGTAAAGCCCCTACAGGAGCAATAAGTTGACTTACCTGGAATTAATTAATGAAGTCCTAGCCCGTCTGCGAGAGGATGAGGTTACGTCTTCAACAGAGACTACTTATTCCAAATTGATTGGTAAGTTTGTCAATCAGGCCAAACGAGAAGTAGAAGACTCTTGGGAGTGGGTTGGATTAAGAAACACCATTCAAGCCACTACAGTCTCCGGGGACTACCGGTATTCCCTTGATGGAATAAAGGAACGCTTCAAGATTACCAGTATCTTCAATGACACCACGAACCGAGAGATATTCATCCGCCCGTCCAAATGGATGAGTGAGCAGTTTAACGTATCGGCTCTAACGGGTGAGCCACAGTATTACGATGTGTCGGGTGTTGATGAGAGTACCGGAGACTACCAGATAGACCTCTACCCCATTCCCAACGATGTCTGGACGATTAATATTAACATGTTCAAGCGTCAGGATACCTTGTCGGTAGACTCGACAGAAACCGCAGTCCCCAGCTACCCCATTATGTTAAGAGCCTTGTACAGTGCTTTAGTAGAAAGGGGAGAAGACGGTGGACTGATGGCGGCAGAGGCTTACCGAGACTACAAACAAACTCTGGCAGATGCCATAGCGTTTGACGCTCAGAGGACGATGAGAGGCACCCATGACTGGGGTTCTGACTACAGACCCATACCTACGGTGAGTGGTTATTAATGGCTAGACCGCTTGTTCCTTTGGAGATAATGGCACCAGGTGTCCTTGGTTTAAATAAACAAGGCGGTGATGGTGTCTTGCCCACAGGTTGGGCGACTAAAGCCGTCAACATGGTGTTTAACTCTGTTGGCCGATTGGCTTCAAGAAAAGGAACAAAGGATAGACTGTTAGCGACAGACTGTTAGCCGCAAATAACTTCTCCGGTAAGGTAACGGTCGGCCATGAGTATATTGATGCGTCTAATTCAAAGTCAGTAATCTACGTCGATGATACGGCTATCTATGAAGAAAACGGCTCAGGTGTAAACAATTTAACCAATTCTATGGCAATAGCCCCGTATAAGTTTGTTAATTTTAACGGACTTTGCGTAGGGCATCATCCTGACCAGACACCAATAGAAGCTACTGCTGTTGGCAATAATTTCCAGTTAGGCACTACAGGTTCTAAAACTCAGATTTCTGGTGATGATGTAGTCGCGGCATGGGGTAGAGTATGGGTAATTAACGGAAATAACCTTTATTACTCTGACCTTTTGATTAATAACTTCGCTGGTGGGTCTAGCGGGTCATTTGACCTCGCTATTTACTGGCCTAATGGAATGGACGCAGCCATAGCGCTTGCGGAGTGGAATGACTACCTGGTGGTCTTTGGAAGAAAGTCCATTATTATCTATGAAAACCCTGATGATCCGACTATTTCAATGGCGATTGCTGACATTATTGAAGGGATAGGCTGTATCGCAAGGGATTCAGTCCAACAGATAGGCTCAGACCTTGTATTTCTATCGGGGTCGGGCGTTCGTTCACTGGGAAGGGTCATTCAAGAGAAGTCCTTACCCCAGAGAGACATCTCAAGAAACGTCCGAGACTATGTAGTGAGTCTGGCGACTTCCACAGAAACCATCAAATCAGTCTATAGCGAAGACCAACGGTTTTATCTCTTATCCTTTAAAGACGCATCCGTAGTGATGTGCTTTGATATGTCCCAGAGATTGGAAGATGGCTCTTACAGGGCAACTGAATGGACAAAATCAATAACTGACATGTTCACCCTTCAAGACAGAACAGTGGTTCTGATTACATCTGACGGGACTAACAGCCAGGCTACTAATTACACGGGATACCTTGATGGCGTCCTTTACGATGGCTCCGGTGGCGATACCTACGACATTGACTACGAAGGTGT